CCGATGCAGGACAGGCCTTGCCCAAGAACAACGTTTTTGGAAGCGAGACAACGACACAGCTTCTAGTTCGTAAACGTCTGTACGCCCAACGTATCAAGTTTTGTGAACCACCCGATACCAACGATAACCTACGCGCGGCACCGCGCATGGTCTTCCACGTGTCAGGGTTCAAGCTCTGTGGTTTCATACGTAACGTCAGTGCTCAGCCACTTAACGTCCACATGGCCCTAATTCAGCCCAAAGCCTTCGAGTTTTCTGAGCTCGATATCAAGACTGATTTTTTCAGTAACAACGCTGGCGCTAACAAATATGTCAACTACATTGATAGAGATTCCAATGCTGGATGGGACAAACGTCAGGATTGCCGCAATATCAATAATCGCAAGTTCAACGTGGTGTCACACAGGCGTATGATGCTTAATGAGCCCCGTGAGAACTCTGGTACCACGGGCACTTTCCAGGATGAACGCAAGTTTGGTGCCAGTTATAAGCACTTTGATGAGTGGATCCGACTTAACAAGAATTTCGAGTTCGGGGCAGAGGTCGGAACGGACGTTACGAAGCCACTTTTCCTCTGTGTATGGTTTGAAACTGTATTTCCAGTGGAGCCGCCTAATGCGTCACAGAATCTGGAGGTCAACCTCCATACCCTATCTTATGTCAGGGATGTTAAATAGACCTAACACCCAAGACCCTAACTTAATATATACCCTACTAGGTTCGATGGTTATTTTTAAATGCTATTCCAATTAATGACTTGGTACCTGTCAACTGACAACTTAGTACGGTCAGGTTCTTCATTCATGAAGACAACAACATGTGGACGGTGAGCAAGCCTCTTCATTTTTGAATTGTACTTAGGAGAGAAGATTTGCTGGTCTTTCAACTGTTCAAGTACCGAATACTGGAGGAACTCAGACTGAGATCTGGGAAGGTCAAACAAGAAATATCGCTTAGACTCGCAGACGACGTGCGCGAGATCATCCCTTTTTCCAACAGACAAGCATTGTGTGAATTCATCATGTTCTGAGAGCCACTTTCTGACAAACCAAGATTTTCCGGTGTTTCCAACTGGATCGACGACAAAAAGTATCTTACGGGGGTCTGGTTGCTGTTCAAGGATGTCGGCGAGAGATTGCTGATATGGACGGTATTCTCCGGGATTGGTGATTGGGGTGGGGTAGATAAGATCGATCCATTCCATGACCCTACTGTACCGGATGAAGATAGACGGATGCTCGGCGGCGACCATTGCGGCGGTAGGTTTCGAAGTTTGATCAAGGACCCATTTTTTGAATTCCTCAAAGACGTTAGGAGCTTTTGTGGGAAACGATCCGAATTCTTCAAAGTTACCCTCTTTTTTGCAATAGTCCGATGCTTGTTCAGAGGTACCTCTGGCAACTTCAAGGTGGGCCTGATTACTGATAAGATTTTTGGCGGATGTAAGGCGCTTACGCTCCTTAAAGATGACAAAGCCTTGGAGATGGGGAGTCCCTGCTTCTCCCACCTCTCTACCGAAGATGAGATACTTGACAGCAGGTGCAAGTTGTTGGAGGTGGAGGACCTGGTCATTGGTGTAGTTGTTCAGGGTGAAAACCCACCTGGTGGATTGGGGGGGCATCCTGATTTTATGAGGTGAGGAGTGAGGAGATGATGCCTAGGTAATACTGAGCTAGGCATCATGGGAACATCCTGGAGGTTCCTGGAACATAAATTCAATCTTGTCAAATTTGAACGGGTCTTGTGCTATTTTTTTAGATAAGCCCCTAGTCTTGGTTTAATCCCACTTTATGTTCCAAGACTAAAAATTTAGTCTTACTTTATTTGATATGCCCTCCACGTTGGTTAGGTACTCCAAGAGGAGACTTGGGTATGCAGCTACATACCATCCTTACGCAAAAAGAGCCCGCATGGCTTATGCTATTGGTTCCGGCGTTTACCGTCATGTTCGTCGTAATAGGGGTAAGTACAGGAAAGCTGCAAGAGTTATTGGCCGCGCCTACCGCCGCTCCCGTGCACGTGGAGCTCGACGTATCTCAAGTGCAAAGAAGAAGTCAACGAGCTACCGCAACTGGGGACCTGGAGTCGAGACCGATGCAGGACAGGCCTTGCCCAAGAACAACGTTTTTGGAAGCGAGACAACGACACAGCTTCTAGTTCGTAAACGTCTGTACGCCCAACGTATCAAGT